TGCAGTAGGAGTAGCATCGTCACCTCCCCAAACGTTTATCTGGTCTTGATCTGTTATTGATGCTGGCAATAAACCCGAAGACAATAATAAACTGTAATAATCATCTGTGGTTACTGCTCGCTCATTCCTGCAAATATTTTAGGAGCAGAAAATCTAATAGAATCTAAATTAGGAGAATCGGAACCACCAGAAGTAGTTGTTGATGAGGTTATTGTTACCAAACTGCTTCTTATAGAAGAAATATTGTTTGCAACAGAACCGGTTGGAATCAAATAAGATACTAAAACAACATCATTTTGGCCAATTTCCTTACCATAAGAAGACGCATAATCTGTGGAATTTTTCTTTCCAAATACAATCTGAAATCCGTCTGTTGTTCTTTCAACATAAAACACTGTGCTGTTAGAATTGGGTGCAATACTGCCATCATATTGTGACCAAGACACACCATTCACATAAACTCTAACCGTTCTCGGGTCTATATTTGTTCCTAAAAATGCCGTTTGTTTTGTAATGTCTACTGTAATTTGAAGTTTATTTGCAACAGAACTTGCTTCATACACGTCAAATGAAGCACCAGCAGAAGTTACAGTTGTATCCGATATTGTATAAAATTTATAAGTTGCTCCTGAAAGATCATTACCAGTAAATACTGTAGAATGCGAAACAATTGCAGTTTGTGTTGTTGCACTGGCAGACACTGTTGATTTTGATGACGTTTTGCTAGGAACTAAAACTCCTAACATATTAGTTAAACGAATTACGTTATTTTCTATCTGAGCAGTATCCAAAAAAGTTTCATTTGCAATCATATTTGTATAATAACCGTAAAATAAAGTATTATACGCAAGCACATCTAACAAAATATTCATCACACTACCATTGAAATCATAACCAGCAAATTGTGATTTTGTGCTTAAATATGCTTTTAATGATGCTTTGATGCCATCAAAATCTAAAGACGAAATGTTTATTTTTGGATTTGCCATGGTGGTTTACTGTAATGGTATTACAATCGTTTTAGTTAAATTTTTATCAAATATTGGAGTAAACGTTATATCTAACTCCCAATAACCTAAATTTCTATCTTTGATATCTATATTTGTAACAGTGGCTCTTGATTCTTGTAATTGTAATTCTCCAGCTATTCTTCTTTTAATAATATCTAATTGAAATGGCAATAAAGATTCAAAAGTCAATAAACTTACATCTGCACCAAAGTTAGAATTAAATAATTTTTCATTTTTTGATGTTAATACTATATTTTTTATTGATTGAGCTATGGCATTTATATCATATTTGACGCTTACATCATTCGATAAAGAATTTATCGTTAAATTATAGTCTATATCTGTATAATATTTTTCTGCCATATTTCTTCTCTTTATGTATTAGTTTTATCCACAAATATATCATTTGGTTCTAAATCTGGGCTGACTGACGGATAATCGCGCATCAAATACAAATACACTGAATGTTTTCCGGGTCGTATTATTCTTTCAGCCCGATATATCATCCATACTCCTTCATATCTGCTAGTAATATTGGTTACAGTTCTATTATTAATAGGAATATTAACGTATATAAGTTTACCAGGTTTTATTATGCGTTGATTATTAGCATCACGGATAAAATCACCATTCACTAATATTTTAATTCTTTGGTATTTTAATAAGCTAGTTTGCGCTTTTCTATAAAGTGGTGTTTGTTCCGGTGTGTTCCAAAAAGTTGCATATGTTTTAGAGCATTCTAAATAAAATGGAAAATTTTTACCAGCAAGAATAGGATATATGGTCTCATTTGCTGCTCCCTGATAAAAGGTACTCAACGATCCTATAACATTTCCGGTTGGTGGTACATCCCATGCATTACCATTATAACTAACTCTCATCGAATAAGGAAATAAACCACTAGAACTTGGTCCATATCCTGCTTGAGTTCCGGATATACCTTTTAATTCTTGGAATGGACCAAGCACAGAACCAACATTAGCACCTTTAAAGGTAAATTTACCGTAATCTTCAGTACCTAAACAATTATATGTACTGTCTTTATTGGAATAATCTATTCCACCCCAATTGCGATATTCGTCTATATCAAACCCATTTTTTGTGCTAAACTCTTCTTGAATTAAAAAACATTCTTCTGCTTGATTTCTTGCTACTTCTAATTCACTTATAGTTGGTTCTGGAAATGTTGGTCTTAATTCTATGAATGCTTGAGGACAATTACAGTCTGGATATTCGTTAGGGCAATCTAAATTATTAACAGGCCCAAATATACTGATACAATCTAGACCAGTATTAACGTTTGTTGTTGTGTTAAATTTTGACGGAAACGTAGTTAGAGGATCTCGATCTAACCGATTATCGTATGATAAATTTAAAGAATTTATATTATTATTTAATGGCATTAGAAATATTTATTTTATTTTTTAATCGCAAGTTGAACAGAATCCGTCGTGTGCGTTTTCCACATCAAACAAGAACATGTAATCTCTATTAACAGCTAATACCTCATCGTCCTTTACTTTTTCTGGATCAAATCCCTGTGAAGGTGCATTATTTACTCCGTATAGAATTATAGTTTGTAATGTTTCTTTTGGAACTGCAGACATTTGTACTATTCTACCGGCGTAATAAAAACCATTATCTGCAGCAGTTGGGTCTTGACCATTATCTAAGAAATTGGGACATTTGTTAGAAATTACTCTAAATTTTCCAACCGGCAACATTTGTGTTTTTTGTGGATAAGCAGATTTTTTAAGAACATCTGGATCGTCTGGAGTGCTTGTTAAAATTGCAGATACACCAGGATTCATTAAAATTGTGCTATTATTGTTTACAGATGGTGGTTCTGCTTCAAAATCTAACGGTATTCTTGAGTTTAAAAGTTCATTTAAATTGAATGCTCTGTTGTCTTTTGAGGTTATTTCTACTTCTTCTATTTTATTTCCAGAAGGTCCGTCTCCTCCTCCTGGACTAATAACATTTTGTTTATAGGTATCTGAAGGATAACCTTGGAATCCAGCTGGTGGCATCACAAATACAAAAGGAAAATCAGTTTCTTCACTTTCAAACTCTATAATTTGATGACCTGTATTTAACATTTCAGTTAATAAATTTTCACCTTCTGGTGTTTTTTCTTGTGGCCATAATTCAACTTCTGCCCAACTGTACTTCCAAATACCACCGGGATCTTGAGTTGGATAAGAAGTTCCTCCGGTAGATCCATGAATTTTTTCTGCGTCTATTAAAACGGCAAAGAAATTGCTAGGAACTTGTCGTTCACAGCACATCTTCTTTCTGTAAACGTCCCATGTTGCTTTTTTATTTTTAAGATCGGTAAATGTTACACCTGCAAGTGCAGCTTTTTCTTTAATACCACCTTTGCCATTTATTAATAATAATATCGCACCAGGTAATTCACAGAAATTAAATTGAGCTTGCCAGTATTCTTTTTCTGTTGTGTGATTGAATGATTTTATTTGCCAAGAAGAAATATGATTACTATTATATGGTGCTGAATAAAAACCAAAAAGATTGTCAACCATTGCATTAAAGGAGTAGTTATTGTATGCTAATAATTTATCACCGGTATAACCGTGAGGAGTTGATGCTGGATCTCCCACACTATTTGGGTCTAATTTTAATTCTCCAGTTTGTGGATCTTTAATATATTTTGGTATACCCGTTCTGTCTTTTATAAACGTTATACTCTTTTTAAATATACTTGTTTTATCGCCTTTTTGTTTTTTGCCGCTTATATCATACCATTTATTTAAATCTAAAGTATAATTATAATTTATTGTTTTAGTTGTAAAACTTTGATTAATATCAACAAATCCTCTATACGGATTTGCCCAATTAGGTTTTATGCGGTCATATGTAGAAAATGCAGCACCACTGTCCAGTAAATAATTAATATTAAAATCATTTAGTACTTCCATGGATAACATAGCATTTTCTGATAATTCGTCTAAATGTGGTTTAAATACTGGAAGAGTAGAAGTTTCTCCTTCTTTAGTTGGCAATTTAAAGTTTTCAATTGCTTGTTTTTGTTCTTCTATAAGTCCTTCAATGCATTTAAAATTCCACTGATCTAAATCTTCCCAAAAGAAAAAATTAACAGCATTTTCATTGCCCTTATAACAAGCGTATTCACAAACATAATTCATTAAATGGGTTATTCTAAGACTATTTGCATCTTTTTGATATGGATAAAATGTAAATGAAGTCTTAAACCATACATCGTTAAAGGTTTCATGAGCAGCTAGCGGTTTTTTACTTTTTGCCGAAGCTTGTTTCATTACAAGTTGAACAAGTCCTTTTTCTTTACTGCTTAGTGTTTCTGGTATTTCTATTAATCTGTTATAAGGATCCAATACCATGTCTTCTCGTGCTACTGCAATAGTGCCATCATCTCCTGGACCTTTTTTTGATATTTTTCCAATAAAATCATCAATTCCTGTATCAAAATTTCTGTTTACAAATTCATCGGACAGAAAATTTAAAATAATTTTAATCGGAGTTCCAGAAGGTCCGTGTGTTGTTTTTTGTGCAATATTACTTTCTATTTTTACTTCTGATATTCTGGTATTGTAAACATTTCCATCTAATGTTAATTGTAACCAATCATTAGTAGTAAAATTAAACTGATCAAGTAAATTGGAAGAATCCACAAAACTTAAAGCACCGTATATTGAACCAGAATACAGGTCTTCATTTAACACAATTTCTTCTAACGAAACATAACTGTCTTTGATTGTTTCTGCTCTAGGCCAAATCTCATAAGAATTATAATCGTTATCGTTATCTTGTTTTGGTCGATAAAGAGTGACTTTTATGTTTATATTTGGAGAATTGACTGCCATAATAATTTATAATGTAATTTTAATTTCAGTTTTTGTTGGTAACTGTGCACTTAATATAGTTTGTAATGATTGAACGTTTGAGAGATTTAAAGTATTTAGTTTTGCGTCTTCGTATTTTTGTTGTTCTATAGCATCTTTTTTTACAGTTAAAAATTCATTATTTTCAGCATTCGTGTATCCTGTCAAATATATGTTTTGCCAATTGTTATTAGTGGCAGGATCGTAAATATTTCCTCCAATAATTATTTGTTTTGTGGAATCCAAATATCTTTGAATTGTCATCATCTGATGTTGAATCTCATAAGTTTTTGTATAAGATTTCGTATTATTATCAAAATTCCATACAGACATTCTAGTTCCTGAAGGATCTATTTCTGCTGTTTGGCCTAATAATTTTGGAAGAATTTCTGGATAATTATAAGCTTTAACACTAATTCGTTTGAATTCCGTGTCTACCGAATCAACTACAGCAACATATTTTTTATTATCTCCTGTTTCTGTAACCACAATGTGTTCTGCACCAGAATCTAATTTCGAGAATGTTCCCGCAATTGTAGTTGGGGTTATTTTTTCTAAAGATATAACGGGGCTTGTATTTTGATAAGTTTTGGCTATTTTACCCCAAACTAAAAGTTTTCCTTCTGTTGTTAGTGCTGCAGAATGATAACGCCCTGCAGATATTTTAGAGAATGTTACTCCAGTAGGAATATTTAATTGGCCGTCTGAATTAGTACCACCACCGTAAAGAACACCATTATCCTTCAAAGCCAAGAAGTGATTGTAACCTAAAGCTATTGCAGTTATACCAGTAATGCCTTGAGTAAATCCAGTAAATAAATTATTTTTATTTGGTCCCCAGCCTGTTACACCATAATTTGATGTTATATTAATGCCGATACAATCTTCTTGACCACAATCAATATCATAAAACGAAATACCAGATGGTGTAGTCAGACTACCAAAATAAGTAGGAGTGCCGTTTGATCTTATGGCAACACCAGCAGTAAATCCTTCATTGAAAGCTACTTTAGTAAAACCAGTAGTTCCGGAGTATAATGAATTAAAAGTGGCACACGATCCAAAACAGGTAATACCACCATCAGATTTTATAGCAAGCAATCCAGAATTTGTAGAATCAATATAAGTACAATCTGATATATTAATTGTAAAATATTGACTTGCACTACCATAAATTCCATTCACAATATTTGTTGATATCGGAGTAGGATTACCACCCCAATAATAAATTTGACCACTTGTTGTTAAAACGGCAGTATTAAATGAACCACAAGAAATTTGTTGTATGGCAGTAAGACCAGTGCTTACTGGAATAACGGATTGTTTATGGTGTGGTTGTGTAGAAATAGAATTTAGTAATACCTGACCTGCTCCAAATGCACGTAAAGCTTGTTCTCCAGATCCAGTTTCAAACACAATCATTTGGCCTGGAGTCAATCGTTCGGCATCTCTATTAATATCTGTTCCATTGTATTGCTCGTACCGCTGGTCTTGATATGTTGGTGTAGAATTGGAAGGATTATATTTTGAAATGTTACCAAACTGATACACTAATCCGGGATATTGTTTTTCTAATTTGGCATCTTCTTGAGGATCGGTACCACCCCATTCAATCAGTGGGTTTCTTATATTATTGGCTAAAAATGGTGCCCAGTAATAACTAGAGTTTTGATATATTCTGTTTGAAAACTGGTCTGGTCGTTCATCGTCTATTTTTGTTTCAGTAAATAAAATGTTATTTGTAGTTAATTCTACATTTTTAAAGATATTTAAAGTGGTAAATGTTCCTCCACTAAACCCGTAATTAATTGTAGAAAAGTATTGTAGCATAAGTTTTAAAAGTTTGTAAATCTTTCTGATCTGCTTATCAAACCGAGAGAACCGTCTCCCAGTTGCATTGCGGGTTCTAGTTCTAAAAAGGTTAGTTTAATATTTACCGCCAAAGGTATAAAATCTGGTGTCATTATAGGTAAATTTTGAATAGGTGAATGGTTAATATCCACACTTTGTAATACTGAAACTAATGGATCACCATCCCAAAATTTAGATTGTTCGAATGTTGCTGGTCCTGCTGCGTAAAAAGCCCAAAGAGGAGGATGTGCCATATTTAAGATTGATTCAGTAAATGCAGAAGGAAACATATAAGTTTGAAATGCTCGTGCAATATTGTTTATTGTGTACGCTTGACTTGAATTTTTTGCTACCAAATTTAATTCAAATCTATGGGTTCTTCTGGCACCTGGCGTAAGAACGGTTTCAAGATGGTCATATGACACAATTCCCAACCCTTGAGTATACGAATTATCCATTTCTTCATCTTTTAATTTATACTCTTCTTTATCAAACAATCCTTCAAGATCTGGATATTTTCCAGACATATATTGTTGATTATTTGCTGTACGATGGTCTAATGGATATGGAACCACAATCATAGCAGAAGCATTGCTTTCGACATATCCTCTTGTTCTATTTGCGGCAAATGTGCTATAAGGAGCAGCTTTAAACACCATCCAAATAGGAATTTCTGTGGAAAAGGAGTCTGCGGGATCGGGAAAAATATATTCTATAGCCATTTATAAATATATATTGAAAATTATGGCATATAAAACTAAATACGAACCTAAAAATCCAAATAAATATGTTGGTAACCCATCCAACATTATTTGTAGATCTAACTGGGAACGTAAATTTTGCAAGTATTTAGACGAAAATCAAAATATAATCAACTGGTCAAGCGAAGAATTAAAAATACCGTATATTTCAACTATAGACAAACAATTACATAATTATTATCCAGATTTTGTATTTGAAGCAAAAATTAATGAAATAGAAACCGAAACCTTTATAGTAGAAATAAAACCAAAAAAACAAACAATAAAACCAACACCAAAAAAGAATAAAAGAGCATATTTAAACGAATGTATTACTTATGAGACAAATATGTGTAAATGGAAAGCTGCCACGATATTTTGTCAAAATAAGGACTGGACATTTAAAATTTTAACAGAAGAAAATTTATTCAAAACTAACACAAAAAAGGAAACACCAACAGATGGCCGATAATTCTATAGATAAACTAATTGATACTTTTGATACTATGGGAGGAGCTCAACGAGCAAATCGTTATGAGGTCATAATTAATCCCCCAGCAGCATTAGGAAATAATATAAATCCTCCATTTATTGCGTCTTCTGTACAAGTTCCTACGCATATTACGGAATATTATCAAGATACAATGGCACCTTCGGGAAGTTATGTTGATATTCCAATAAAAAGACAATTCGATCAAATGTTTAAAATTGATTTTATTGTGGATTATAGTTGGAATATACGACAATATTTTGAAAATTGGGTAGATTTAATTTTTAATCGCCAAAGTAATGAAAACAGAAATTCTGTAATGGTTAATTATTATGACAATATTACAGGCACTATTATTATTAATGCTTTGGATCAAAATGGTGATATATCCAGAACTATTACTTTATATGGTGCGTGGCCCGGAACTATTATGCCAGCCATGATGTCAAATGATATACAAAATAACTATTTAACTCTACAGATTGATATGAATTACAGAAATTACGATTTATCATAATTACACCTAAATATTTAAAATGGCTTTAAAAGATTTATTGACATCATCTTTACCTAATTATTGCATGCCTCTCTTATCTGGCAGAAACGTATGTTTCAGACCAATGATGGTTGCTGAAGAAAAGTGTCTGTTATTAGCAAAACAAAATGAAGATAAAAAATCTATATTAAAAAATTTAATAAATGTATTATCTGAATGCTGTTCTGATGATAATTTAAAAAATATTAAAAATATAACAATATCAGAATTTGAAAATTTGTTTTTATTATTACGTTCCAAGTCTATTGGTGAGACCGAAACTTTTTTGGTTAAGTGTCCAGAAACAAACGAACAAATTCAAATTAAAGTAAATTTGGAATCTGATCTTAAAGTATCAGTAACAATACCAAACAATTTAATTAAACTGAATGATAATTTGGTAATGGTTATGCAGGAACCAACGATTCATGCACTATTCAAATATCCAAATTACGATAAAAATACAGAAGAACTTTTTGGGTTTATGGGGTGTTGTATTAAAGAGTTACAAACAAATAAAGAAACAATAAATTGTGAAGACATGCCAGATTTAGAAGTATTGGACTTTGTAAAAAATTTAAACAAAAAACAATTTAATCAAGTAATAAATTATTTAAATGAAATTCCTAAAACCTATATCATGGCTAATTACACAACAAAGGACGGAATAGCTAGACAATTAAAAATAAACGGTCTGTTTAATTATTTTAGTTTTTTTTTAACCATATAAATTTAAAATTATTTTACAGACAAAACTTTTTATTAAAAAATTTTCATAATTATAGTTTACAGGAAATAGAAAACTTAATACCGTGGGAAAGAACTATTTACGTAGAACAAATAAGAGTACATCTTAAAGAAAAAAATGAAAAAAATAAAGGATTTGAAATGTTATGAT